GTGATGGCCGTCAGGGGAGAGGTCGGCGGCGTGAAGTTGCTGGTGTAGACAGCGGTGCCTTTGACGATGCGAAGGTTGGAGATGTAGCCCAGCCAAGGTGTTGTCCCCGCCTCTTGTGCCCCAATAGAGCAAGAGCCAGCCGTGTAATTTATTGCAGAAGGTACTGTTCCAGCAGAACCACTTTGAACGCCATTTTTGAAAAACCGCCTAGTTGATCCAGAACCCTCATATGTGACCGCAATGTGCGTCCATTGATTAAGACTTAGTGTGATTCCAGTATTAATCCAAAAACCCCCACCATCCCAAAAATTAAGCACCCCTGAGCCAAGAACATTGTACGCAAGTGAATATCCCGGATAAGGGGAAACTTGATCATAGTTTTCAACTATAAAAGCAGGACTTGGTAAACTTGTAGGATAAACCCAGCATTCAATTGTAAATGCCGTTGTATTATTTAACTGTAATGCTGATGCGTTTGTAACGGTTAAATAATCCCCCGTCCCATCAAAGTACCCCGACCCAGCGCTTGCCTGACTGAACGGATTAAACCCTGACTGGATCGTGTCGCCGTTGCGAAGAACAGGGAAGCCGTTGGTGCTGCTGTCGATAAACGGCCCCACATTATTGGTCAGCAACAACAGGGATGTGTTGGTGATCGCCGTCAGCGGGGCGGCAGATGGGGTGAAGTTGGCGGTATAGACGGCGGTGCCTTTGACAAGGCGGACATTAGAAAGATAGCCATTAAAAAAAGACGGGCCAATGGTTCCGGCAGTAAGCCCTCTATTAATCGCCACCAAAAGATTGGTGTCCGACATAACAGTTGAATTTGTTACCGTAGAGCCGTTTTGCGAGCCGTTTATGAAAACGCGCAAAGATGTTCCTGATCTAGAAACAGCTATGTGTGTCCATGTGTTTAGGGGCAAAGACCCCGTCATTGTGTAAACTGTTGTATTTCCAAGAAATAGACTAAACACCCCGCCACTTGTAATAAAGTCAGAATACCCGTTGACAGAATTGCCCGTTATTCGTGTATCAATAATAGTTGGCGCTAGTGACCAACTGGACGCATAAAGCCAGTATTCAACCGTGAAGTCGCCAGAGCCAAAAGCAAACGCCGCATTACTAGCGCAGCTTAAATAATCCCCCGTCCCATCAAAGTACCCCGACCCGGCATAGGGGACAAAAGACGGTGGCTCTACCCCGCTACCCGCAGCGTTTCCGTTGGCGGTGACTGTAAACGCATTGGAGCTTGAGTCCCTGAACGGGGCTTGTTGACCTGCCAGCAACAGCAGTGACGTGTTGGTGATGGCGGTCAGGGGAGAAGTTGGGGGCGTGAAGTTGGCCGTGTAAACGGCTGTGCCCTTGACGATGCGGGCATTGGAGATGTAGCCGTTGAACCAATGTTGATAGTTAGTTATATCTTGCCCACCGACCCACAAAGCAGCAACAGAGGTAATCGTTTGATTGGACAGCGTACCGCTGCCGACAGACACCCCGTTGAGATAGATAGATGTAAGAGTCCCAGACCTAACAACAGCTATATGATACCAAGTGCCGTTTGCCATGGTTACGCTGGCGCTGACAGTTACTTGAGATGCGCCTTGGCGGCTATTAAAATTAATTACATTTGGAACCCCGCTTGAGTTTCCTCCAATTTCCAAGTTCCAGCCGTTACCAGAAAATCCAGAAGCGGAGCTAAAAACTGACGCCCCCCTTGCTCCGCCGCCGTTTACATAGCTAACTGAATTTATATTGACCCAACATTCAACCGTAAAGTTGCCGGTGCCAAAATCAAAGGCGGCGTTATTTGCAAGCGATAAATAGTCGCTTGTCCCATCAAATACAACGCTGCCCGTGAACGGGTTGGCAGTCGCTTGGATAGTGTCGCCGTTGCGCGTCACCGTGAACGCATTGGCGCTGCTGTCTGTGAATGTCGTGTTGGTGCCAATGGCGTAGGTCTTACCCGCGCCATAGAGCATCAAGTTGGCGCTGCCGGTAGTCGTGCCGCGCTGCCGCGTGATAGACGGTAGAGCTTGGCGGGTCACCATCCCGCTACTTACGACATGGTACTTGCTCATGTAATCTCCAGAGCCGAGATGGTCACATGGATGTAGTTGGCCGCGCTGGCCTGCGCTCTGAGCTTCTCACCGGCCTTCAGGACGATCCGGTTCGCTACAGCTTCAAGCGTGGTATCCGCTGGCACCGGCGTAGTAAAAGTGATGTAGCTCTGGATCGTGTTGGCGCTGTCGGTCTTGATGATGGAAATATCAGCCGAGGCCGTGCCGTTCACATTGGCGCACATGACCGACAGCACCACGGCCTGATTGCCTGCCGTAGCCGGCGCTTGATAAACATCGGTAACGCTGGTGGTGGAAAGCTGCGCTTGTGCGCTGTTGAATGTATTGGGCATCTTATCCTCCGAGGGCCACGCTAAGGGCTACTACATCGCTCATTGTTACCGAACCCCCGGCGGGTGTTGCAAACGACAGCACACCGCTGCCGTTGGTCTGAAGAACCTGACCGCTGGTGCCGTCGGCAGAAGGCAGAGTAAGCGCCACAGTACCGCTAGACGGCGATGCAAGCGTGACGGTCCCTGTGCCGGTGTTGTTGAATTGGATAGCCATTAGTAGGACACCTCAGTTGAATCAAGACGGCAAGTCCAGCGGATCGTGGTGGCGGCTTGGCCGGTTGCGCTTACAGACAAAGAGCCGCTGGTCGTGTTGGCAGAAATAGTAATGTCCCACGTTGCCGCGCCAGCGTCAGCGGCCACAATGTTCTTGATAGCCGTGCCAACAATAGCCGTTGTTCCTGCACCGGCTCCGCGCTTAATCGCTACTTCAAACGACCAAGCCTTGGTGTTGCCGCCTCCGGTGACGGTGGCAATGCACGACCCACGCACAAAATAGGCGCTGTTGTTGGGCAGGACAAGCTGGTTAGTCGTTCCCGGAGCAGATACCGAACTAACTAATGTCGTCGGTGTCGCATCGGTAGTCTGCTTGGCAAGCAACAAAAGCGCCGACTGCGTAACGCCCGCAGAGCCAATGATTGGAGTGTTGCAAGACGGGAAAACCGTTTGCCCGACAACAGCGCGTGCTGTTCCATAAGCGCCGCCAATAATTGCAGAGTTAATTTGGTTGGCCCAATTGCTTGTCCCCCCAACAACGATGGAGCTGGTGCTATCGGCAAGAGAACTACCGCCGCCAATAACAACGGCGTTGATGCCTGATGCGGTATGGCTACTGCCGCCAACAACCGCCGAATATTGCCCGCTTGCCGTACTACTAGCACCTCCGGCAACAAAAGCGGCTTGCCCACTTGCCGTATTCAATTGCCCGCCAACTACCGCCGACTGCAGCGCAGATGCCACAGCCGAACCGCCAGCCGCAAATGCATTGGTGGCTAAAGTCGTTCCGCCTGCGGTAGCGAAACTGTTTGGTGCTGACGAGTTTGCAGACCCTTGGCTGATGCAATTCCACCCAGTAACAAAAGTCGCGCCAGTTGCTTGGTCAAGCGTTGCTTTTGTATAGAAAAACTGTAGTGTATGTCCGGGTCTACTTCTATAGATGTTGTCGCCGGTGCCTGATACACCAGTTGAAGTATTCCGAGCGTCGGAAGCGTAAATTACAATTGAAACCGCCGTTGTCAGGTACGGCGAATTGATGATCGTGAGTACCTTGCCCTCTGGGTAAGAGGGCGGCAAGTACAGGTTGATTTCTGATGGAACGCCAGTTTTGAAGAACTGAATAGGCGCACAGTCATCCGTCAGGAAAACGCTGCGGGTTGCCGCCGTGGATGCGCCCCGAACAAAATCCCACACCTGCACCGCAGGTGTATTGGTAACGGGGAAGCCGTTAAACATCTCAGTAATCCCCGCCGATTGCTGTCAAGTGGAATCCTGCCGCAACCGCCGTGCCAAAGGTCGCATAGATTCGATACCCAGACGGGATAGCAATACTCAAGGGAATCATAATGTCCGGCTGCTCTGCCGTTTGCGATACCGTCGTGGCAGAGATGGTTCGCTCTATGTACAGCGTGTTGTTCGCTGCCGTGGTGGTGACGCTGCCGTTGTTGATCCAGATACGAACCACGGTAGCCACATTGGTGCCCAGCGCCCGCGACTTAATAAAGTCCACTCGCGTACCGTTGGTTCCGCCAGTAATGATTGGGCCGTAGATCGTGCCTGCGGTCAGATCGGTTGTCGTGTTGGCAGTAAGGCCGGGCGTTCCTGCTGTGGCTGCTGTGCCGCTGACCCAGCTAGTTTCTGCGACTAAGGGAAAAATCGGTGCGGTGTTTGCGGGCATTTAAAAGGCTCCAATCATCCAAGTATCTAAAAGGGCTTTGGGCATCGTGCCCCCGCCGCCAGTTGCGGCTGTTGTTTGCGTCGTGCCGTCGGGGAATTTGAAACCACCACTTGTGCTTTCAATCAACCCAGCGGCCTTGAACGGTGCCGCAGATTCGACTAAATCAACACCAGCAAGATAAATCTCTTCGGCATAAACCTCGAACTTAACGCCACCAGCAATTGTCGTGGTGGTCAAAATGGCGTTACCAAGACCAACTGAACCCGTGTTCTCTGGAAGCCCCAAAGTGTCTGTGATATATGCCGCGCCAGATACATATAGCTTTTCAGTTGTGGTCGCTGTTGTGCCGATCTTTACCCGGCCCGCCGAATCTACGATAAACGGAGTCGAATCCGGGTTCGTGCTGTCCTCGACCAGTATCGCGTTGCCGGCGCCGCGCTGAGTTACCCGTAGCGCAGCCGACGTGCTGGAAGTATCAATAGAGGTGGCGCCCGTCACGGCGCCCCCAGTAATTGGAAGAGCGCCTACATCCGTGGCGCTCAAAACAACTACGCCTGTCTGAGTGTTGACGCTTGTAACCGCGCCAGTTGCTGCTTGCCAAGAAGGAGCAGTCCCAGTGCCGTTGGAGGTCAATACCTGCCCCGACGTGCCAGAGTTATTGCTGGACACCACCGTCACTTCTGATGGCTGCGTGACGAAGACATCCTTGGTCCCGGCACTAAACGTCACCAAAGACCCGGCATTACTTGATGCCAACACCGTATCCCGGGACAGCGTCGTGCCCGAGGACGTGTACGTACCGATGCCCACCTCCCACTCGGAAGTGCCTTGCCCGGCTATTGTGTAGTACGTGGTATTGCCGTCACCGATGATGGAAAACGACTGATAGCCAGTACTGGCCCCAGCCAATGTGATGGTCCCGGTGCCCGTAGATGTAGTCGTCTCTTTAACGCGATCCGCTAGTACAAGGGCCATTTCCTACTCCGAAACAATTCGCTAGGCACTGTGCCTAGCGGTACCCTCATCAACCAGCCAGCGAGAAGGTGTAAGTGACGTTCAGCGTGTCGCCAGACACAACCGAGCGGTCGCCGGGGGACTGGAAGTCAGCGGCAGAGAACAGAGTACCCGTCGAGCCACCAGCGGTGCTGTTGCTGGTCAAGAAAGCGCCGCCCACGGTTTGAGTGGCGTTAATAGAGAAAGCCGCCACAGAAGCGCTGTTGGTCACCACCGAGGGGTTGGCGTTGGTTGCCGCAGCAAAGGTAGCCGTGGGACGCGCACCAGCGTATGGGGTGACTTCAGTCCAGCCAGCGTGAGAAGCCATGGTATCACCAGCCGCCGGGGTGTTAGAAGCGCCAGCGCCGTACAGGCCGATGTACCAAGTGGTGATCTGGGCAGTGCTGGTCAGGGCAGTGCCAGCCATGTACTGAAGACCGCCGTTTACAACGAGGTTCTGCGACTCGGCAGACCACTTGAGTAGGCCGTCCTTGTCGTAGCATTCCATCAGGAACCGGCCCGTGGCCTTGGCAGTTTCGGTGTGACGAGTACCAGCGACCAGACCGCCAGCAACAGCATCAGAGGCTTTAGCAATTTCGTGAGACATGGTCGCTCCTTACGCAATTCGGATGATTGCGGATGTGTTGGTAGCAGCGGGGAACTGCACCGTGAATGTCGTTGTGGAAGTTTTGTCGCTTCCAAAGTCTAGCACGCAGATAGCCCCGTTATCCCCGGGCTTGTAGATGAGCGCACCGCGAGCTGTAAACGCTGCGGTCCACGAGACATTACTGAACGAGATGTAGGCCACCGTCCCGGCGGTCCCGATTGTTGGAGTCACAGTCACCGTTAGAGGCTCACCACCTGCGGTGTATCCAGACGCAACCACCTCACCCGTCGTGGTGTAGGTTGTGGTTGAATAATCAAAGGTGGCTGCGTTGGTGTACAGGGCGATGTAGTAGGTATCGACATCGAAGTCGAAGGTGCCCTTCATCAACCCCGTCTTGAACGTGTTGCAGGCAAAGTTACCTGTGAAGGCCATCAGGCAACTCCGTTATTCTGCGGCAGAGGAGCCATGCGAGCCTGACCGCTGCGGTACGCATCGCTGCGCTCCAGACCATCACCCAGACGCTTGGCCAACGAAAGCGCTTCCTTGTACTTGCCGTCGTACAGCGCCATCAGATCGGTTTCGCCCTTGAGGTAGGTGTACGCTTCAACCAGCGAGCCATACAGCAGCACCGTGTCGAAGTTGTCACCCAGCCAAGTCTGGCCGTCCGCAGCGACCGTAATCGACTCCGGATAGAAGAAGTAGTGAAGCTCGACGCTGTAGACGGCATCTGGCGTGGGGCCAAGGATAAAGCTCAGCTCGTCCGTCAACACAGGGCTAGGGCCGCTGGTGGTCGTGGGGCCAAACAGCGCGTAGTACTTGGGGACGCCTGTGGTGTTGGGGTTGGGGTACGCCTGACGGATGAAGCTCACATCCTTGTTCAGCAGGTACTCATAGTTGCCCGACGCATCAATCACAGCCATCGAATAGACGGACAGGAAGTCGCCCGGGCAAGACAAGTACTTGTTGCTGGAGGATGTGGAGCCCGTGACGTTCTTACGTAGTACCGGGAACTGCACCGTGTTGTAGATGCGCTGCTCGGCCTGCTTCACAAACACCGGGATGTTTGCAACAAAGTCCGATTCAAAGCTCTGCGTGTAGTCGCAGATTGCAGCGGTCAACTGGGTGTAGTTCATGCCGTCCTCAGGCCATCGGGCCGCGAGCCATCACACCTTTGGTAGCCGCGCCGGTGCCACGAATTTTGATGCCCGAGGTCTTCACCCCGTTGTACTCGTTCGTGCGCTCGTTGGCAACGGAGACGTTGGCCTTCAAAGCTTCTCTCACCGGCATCTGGCCGACAACCGGAGTTGCGACCTTAGTGGGTTGTTTGTACGTTGCCATATCAGCCTCCCTTGCGGCCAGAGCTACGCTGGTTCATGACCTTGGCCATGTTGCGCCCGTACTTGAGCATGTCGGCGTTGGTCTTGCCACCGGCCTTCATCTTGGTCAGAGGTTTGCCGGGGTGCAGAGTTTTCTCGTGCATATGCACAGCCTTTGCCGCCGTCTTTTTGTCCTGTGCCAAATCTTTCTTGTCCATGATCGACTCCTTACGTCGTTGCAACCGTTACTGTACCAATTTGCACTGACAAAACCAAGTTATTTGGTGTCAGCGCCGCATCAAAAAACGATGATCCCCCAACAGGGTTCCAGCCCCACTGGATGATCCGACTACCACCCGTCGTGTACCCGTCAGGCCCAGTACCGGCAACCTGATACGTGCTGTCCGGGCGGGGGTTCCTGAGCGCCTGTGGGTCATCCACAGGATACATACCCAACTGGAGCTGAGGCTGATCCGGGTCCCAGCAAGAGCCGCAGACCAGCAGTTGATACCGCTTGGTCTTGATGATCTCCGTCTTCAGCTCGGTCAGCTTAAAGCGCTGCCCGCACCTATCGCACATGGCGATGGCGTTTTTGCCTGAAGCAAATCGATTAGCCATTAGGTGCCGCTACCCAAGTACTGCCGGCGCGGGACGAACCGCACAGCGGCCTTTTCCCGGTCTTCTTCAGCAGCCAGCGCCCACGCCTCGTCATACTGCGCCTTGAGCACCTGCATCCGCTCGGTGGCACCCGGGACCTTCATCGACAGGTAGTAGGCCAGACCAGCCACCATGCAGGGGATGAACCGGAACGGCATGTCCATGGTGTTGGTGCCGTTGCCCGCGTCTTGGATGCGGCGCAGCCGCCAGTACACAAGCTGGTAGGTCTGAGAGCTGTCCGGGGTAGGCCAGACCGTGAAGCGCGGGGTGTCCAGACGCTCAATCCAAATCTGGATGGGACGGCCTTGCTGCAACTTGTTGGGGATTGTTGCGTAGGTAGAAATACTAATACGCGTGATGGTGAGGTCTGCCTGTGTGGACACGTTGCCCGCACCGGTACGGATGACGTGTTCGAGGAGATCAACGGTGTCAGCGGGCAAGTTGTATGTGGCGGTGCCCGGAGTCAGGGTCTGGGTGCCCTGCTCGAACGTCCACATGTTCACGCCTCTGTTGGCCCAGTCGGCAAACAACAGGTTCAAAGACCGCCGCGCCGTCTTCAAGTCATAGCCCGTGCGCAGTTCTGAGCCGCAACGCTCAAACGCCTCTTCAACGATCTCGGAGAGGTCGAGGTTGAAGCTGGAGGTTCCAGAGGTGGCCATTATCGATGCCTTGCGGTTTTCTTAGCGATGCCCTTGGGCTGAGCTACGAATTGTTTTCCGGCGGCTTTGCCAGCGCGTTTTGCACGCGTTGTCGCAGCGTACTCAGCAGGGCTGAGACTTTTGATCGCAGCCTCCGGAAGGTATCGCTCACCAGTGTCAGAAGAGCGTTTGCCACTTTTAGTCCTCCACTTTTGCGCGGTCCAGTCTTTGAGCGATTGCTGCGGCGCTTTCAATCTCGGTAACCCCCGCCTTTGGCCTTGTACTTCTTAGCCAAAAGCTGCGCTTTTCTCGCGCTCCACTGCCCTGCCGCCGTGCCCTGCACCGCCTGAGACTTGATGGACTCAAACAGCGACTTGCGCATACCGGGCTTGGTGTAATTCCCAGCCGCGTTGACTTTGCCACCCTCGGCATATTCCGTGAAATCCGTGTTGTCTCTCCGAGATTTACGGACTCCCTTGGGCATCTTGCTGGGGGCGATAGCGCCCATACCGCGACTGGCCATCATACGAGTCTGCCTTTCGTCTTGCCGCGCTGCGCGATGCCATCGCCACGGCAGCCGCCGCCCTTGGCCATCTTCTTGTCTTTCGGGACTTCAAACATCTTGTCCGCCATGTTCATAGCCTTGGTGCTATGCGCCATAGACGGTTTTGAAGGCTCCGTCAGCATGTCCTCGTACATTTTCTTGGCGGACTTCATGGTGGCCATGGTTACACCATCCTGCCTTTGGTATGGCCCTTGGTGATGCAGCCGTCAGCGCGAGTCACGCCGCCCTTTTTCATGCGCACCCCGTTTGAGGACATCTGCGCGGCAAGCTGCGCCTGCTTCTGCTGGTCTTCCTCGTCGGAGTAGGCGTCGCGTGCAATGGCGGCAGGAATAATCCCGCCAAAACCTTGGCGCATGGCTTTGCCCATTGCGCCCTTGCCAGTCAGCATGCCTGCCAGCGGCGAAACGTCACTGAGTTTGATGCCCATGATTAAACCATCCTGCCCTTAGTGTGGCCTTTGGTGATGCAGCCGTCTGCACGGGTAACGCCGCCTTTTTTGTACTCGTCCGTTTTACGCGGAAAAATGCTTTTAATTTTGCCAGCGGCTTTATCAGCGCGGTAACGCGCTTCATCTGCCACACGCGCCGTTTCGCGCTGCTGGGCCAAAGCCTGCTCTCTTTTTTCCGCCGCTGACATATCGCGTAACCGTGACTCTTTAGCAGAAATGGTAATGTCTTGCGGCATGCGGCCGCCACCGCCACCACCCATACCACCAAAGCCTTTGCCGCCCTCAAGTTCTTGAAGCGGTTCGCGTATCCCTTTTGGCATGTCAGCTCCTCAGCAGGCTTTGCCGCCGTAGGCCATTTTGACCATCTTGCCCTTGGTTTTGCCTTTGGACGCGATACCGTCTTTGCTGGGGGCGGCGGTCTTCACAGCACCCATCTTGGTCATGCCGCCAGAAGCCATCTTCATGGCAGGTTTAGCTCCGGCTTTTTTCTTAGCCATCATTGCCATAAAACCCGGATTCATTTTGGAAGCCATAGTGTCACCACCTTCTTTAAATTTGCGGCCCTTGTCCGCGTTGATGAAGTCTTTCCCCACGCTAGTGGGCACCCCAGCCTTCTTGGCAAACGCGGGGTTATTAGCCACCGCAGCCATAAAGTTGTGCTGCTTCTTACTTGTGCTCGGCATCGTCTGCCTTTTTGCGCCAAAGCATAGAGAACTCTTTCCCGGTAGCCATCTCGTAGATGCGCATGACACCCACGATAGCGCCGATCAGACCAAACACCGGGGTAAGAATCTGCAAGAACGAGCCAATCGCCGTGAACACGGCCACGAAGTCCAGCACGTTTTTAACAGTCTCTGTTTTCTCAGTCATGTCAGCATTTCCAAGCCCGAAGGCTCTTGTTGATCCGGCTATTGGGGTCGTTCGCGGTCTTTTCCGAGGTCAGCTTTTTCTTCATGCCAGTCATCCGGGCACAGAAAGAGTCGCGGCGTTTGCCGCCCTCTGGTTGAGGGGCCTTCAACCCGGGCTTGCCCGGATTGGCTGCGTTGTAGGAGGCTCGTCCCTTGGCGTTCAGACCGCCTTTGGGGTTCTTGCCTTCCTTGCGAGTCCATGCTGCGGTCTTAGCCATAGAACACCGTGACGCTGGCGATGTTCGTCAGCGATGCGTAGATGTCAGTCGAGCACAGCACCCCCTCACCCGGCACC